ATCGGGCAGATCAAGCGGGACACACAGTTGTTGCGGAAGCGGCTGGTGGCCAAGGCGTTGGAGAGTCTGGACCCGAGGGACGTGTATTCCTTTGCCCGCATCGAGGCGATTGCGGGCAAAGAGCAGGGAGCAGGGAGCAGGGAGGAAGGGGCATGGAGCGGGGAGCAGGGAGCAGGGAGAAAGATCGAGACGCCGGCGGATGCGGTGGAGGCCTTGCAGGAAGTTATCCAGACCAAAATTAATGTAATGCTGAGCCAGCCGGGAGCCATAAGCCTGAGCAATGTAAAGGAGTTGAAGCAGGCGATGGAGCTGGTGGAGGAGATGCGGGCGAAGGCTGCGCCGGAGGAGTCTAAGGCCAAGTCGTTGACGGCCGAGGCCATCCGGGAAATCAGGGAGCAACTGGGACTTTAATGGGCAACGCCAAGATTATACCGAAAGAGCCGGACCGGATATTGCTGCCATACCAGCAGGCGTGGGCGGACGACCGAGCCCGCCTCAAGCTCTTTGAAAAGTCGCGCCAGATCGGGATCTCGTGGGCCACGGCGTTTGCCGGGGTGGAGCGAACGGCCCCTGCCGAGGCCAGGGTGGATCAGTGGGTGTCGAGCCGGGACGAGATCCAGGCCAGGCTGTTTTTGGAAGACTGCGTGTTGTTTGCCAGGCTGCTCCATGCAGCGGCCCAGAATCTGGGGTCGGTGGTGATCGACCCGGAAAAGAACGTCAGCGCTTACGTGCTCCAGTTCGCCAACAAGCGCCGGATCCACAGCATGAGCAGCAACCCGGATGCACAGGCCGGGAAAAAAGGCGGGCGGATACTGGATGAATTTGCACCCCATCCGGATCCCCGCAAGCTCTACGGCATCGCCTACCCCGGCATCACCTGGGGCGGCCAGCTGGAGATCATCAGCACGCACCGGGGCACGGCCAACTTTTTCAACGAGCTGGTGGAGGATATCAAGCACCGGGGCAACAAGCGCAAATTCAGCCTCCACACCGTGACCCTCCAGACCGCCCTGGACCAGGGCTTTTTGTACAAGCTCCAGCAGAACCTGGCCCCCGACGACGAGCGCCAGGCAATGGACGAGGCCGAATACTTCGAGTTCATCCGCCAGGGATGCGCCTCGGAAGAGCAGTTTTTGCAGGAGTATATGTGCGTTCCGGCCAATGACGCTGGGGCTTTTTTGACCTATGACATGATCGCCGGGTGCGAGTACGGGGCAACCGAGAAATGGCAGATGTCCGAGGCGGGCATCGGCCCGGATCAGCGTCCGGCTGGGGACCTGTACATCGGCGTGGACGTGGCCAGGACCTTGCATCTCACGGTGATCTGGATTTTTGAACGGGTGGGCGGCATTTTGTTAACCCGATACGTTAAGGAAATGCGGAACGTCAAGTTCTCCGGCCAGGAGGACGTGCTCTATGCGCTGCTCCGGATCCCTATGGTGCGGCGGTGCTGCATCGATTCCACCGGACTGGGCATGCAACTGGCCGAGCGGGCACAGGAAAAATTCGGAGAATACAAGGTGGAGGCGGTTCGGTTTTCCGCACAGGTAAAGGAGGCCCTGGCCTATCCGGTGCGGGCCGCGTTTGAAGACAAGACCCTCCGCATCCCCCGCAGCGACGAGATCCGGGCCGATTTGCGGGCCATCCGAAAAACGACCACAGCGGCCGGAAACATCCGGTTTGAGGGCGAGACCAACGAGAGCCATGCCGACCGTTTCTGGGCACTGGCCCTGGCCGTTCATGCGGCCCTCCAGACCGCACCTGCGGCAGTGGCCCCGGGCAGGCCGGAGGAGGATGCAAAGGCGGCATATCATACGGAAAATCGAGGGAGAATATTCGGGTGGACAAGAGGCAGGGAGCAGGGAGCAGGGGGCAGGGGGAAAGAGGCATGGAGTAAACATTCCGCGTTCCGCGGTCCGCGTTCCGCGCTCACGGAGGCTGCATGACCATACGAGAGTTGATAGCGAGCAAATTGTTTTCCGGGACCATTGACCGGCTGGTCAAAGAGCGGCTGCCGGCGGCCGTGTCGCTGTCGTTGAACGACGTGGGGTGGCGCCGGCTGACCGGGGCCCCCACGCGCGAGCTGCCCATGATGGACCAGGGACGGGCCATCGAGGTGGCCTACTGGCTGTGGAAAACCAACCCGATGGCCCGGTGGATCGTTGAGATCACCACGGCCTTCGCCTGCGCCAAGGGCGCCCCCTATACCTGCGAGAATGAGGACGTAAAGGAGATCCTGGACGGGTTTTGGTACGACCCGGTGAACCGGATGGACCTGGGCTGGGAGGGGTTTGTGCGCGAGCTGGGCATATACGGCGAGCAGCTGTGGCCGGTGTTTGTGGCCGAGCAGACCGGGCGGGTGCGGATCGGGTACGTGGATCCGGCCCATATCCAGAGCGTACACGCGGACCCGGAAAACGTGCGGATCAAGATCGGGGTCAAGGTGGGCGGGGTCAACGGCGGCAGGCCCAGGGAGTACCGGGTGGTGCTGGACGATGAGACCGAGGCCTTTCTGTCGCCTTCGGGACGGGCCGAGCGGGAGTCGTTTAACGACGGGCTCTGCTTTTATTTTACGGTCAACAACCTGACCAACGAGATGCGGGGCACGTCGGATCTTTTTACCGTGGCCGATCATCTGGACAACTACGAGCAGATCATCTGGGACAGCAGCGAGAAGCACGCGAGATTTAACGCATTTTTCTACGATGTGACGGTCTCAGGTGCGGACGAAAAAGAGCTGGAGACGAAGCGCGACAAATACCAGCCTCCCAAAACCGGCGAGGCCTTTATCCACAACGAACAGGTCAAGGCCGAGGCGGTCAACCCGGATATGAAGAGCTATGATTCGAATGCGGCCGCCCGCATGCACCGGAACCATATCCTGGGGGCCGTGGGGCTACCTGAGCACTGGTATGGCGGCGGTGGAGATGTTAACCGGGCAACCGCGTCGGAGATGGATGCGCCGGCCCGCAAGATGATCCAGGGACGCCAGGAAAAGGCCAAGAACATGCTGGAGGTGATGTTCGATCTCGTCATCGGCCGGGCCGTCGCTGCCGGGTATTTGCGGGGCAACGAGGAGGACCTGTACGACTACGACGTGCAGACCCCGGACGTGAGCGACAAGGACGTGGCCAAGCTCTCCACCATGTTGAGCCAGGTGGCCGCGTCGCTCGTGAGCGCCGAGGTGCAGGGGTGGATCAGCAAGGACGAGGCGGCCAAGGCCTACGCCTACTTTCTGGCGTTTGTGGGGTATGAGTATACGCCGGAGGAAGGGAAGCAGGGAGCAGGGAGCGGGGAGCAGGGAGACGAGACCCAGGACTATAAGGGTGTGGATGCGCTGGTAAATCAGGTGATGGCCAAAATTAACGCGGAGCGCGGAACGCGGAACGCGGAAGGGAAAGAATAGCGATGCGCGGAAATGCTCAGTCCTTTTACTCCCTGCTCCCTGCTCCCTGCTCCCTGCCGCGTGATCGACCATGACGGCGGCGGAACGGGCATATGAGGCGAAGATTCGGGGGCTCATGGACCAGGTGGGGCGGTTGCAGGATGCGGAGGTGGAACGGGTGATGGCGCTGTTGGACACCGCCCGGAAGGAGATTGCATCCAGGGTGGCCGTGACCGAGTGGGACGCCTATCATCTCCCCCGGATGACCGACGCGGTGGATGACGCCATGATCACGTTTCAGAAGCGGTACGCCATGAATCAAAACGAGGCACTGGCCAACATGTATCAGGCCGGGGTGGATGCGGTGGACTGGCCCCTGGCCGAGATCGGGATCAGATATGCCACGCCCGAGCTGAGCGCCACGGCCCTGGAGATCTTGCAGGGGTTCTCGACGGATCTCATATCGGGGTTGACCCGGGACGCGGTCAAAAAGATCAATGCCGAGCTGACCCTGGGGATCCTGGGGCAGAAACCGATGTATGAGGTGATGCAGGCCATCGGCCGGAACCTGGACGACAAGGGGGTCTACAAGAGCATCGCCTCCAGGGCCGAGACCATCACCCGCACGGAAATGGCCAGGGTCAACAGCACGGCCAGGGAGGCGCGGAACCAGGCCACGGCTAAGGCGGCGGGCGGCAAATGGATGAAAAAGTGGATCAGCTCGGGCAAGGCCCACCCCAGGCCGCGACACGCGGCCCTGGACGGAAAGACCGTCCCGGTGGATGAGGATTTTACCGGAGGGATCCCGTATCCCCATGCGCCGGGCCTGCCGGCAAAGGAGACGGTCAACTGCGGGTGCACCCACGTGCTGTGGATGGAGGACTGGGAGCAGGGAGCAGGGAGCGGGGAGTCGTTGGCGTATCAGCCGAGGGCGGTGTGGAATTGAGGAGCAAAGAGCATGGAGCAGGGAGCATGGAGTGAGGAACTTAAGAAGAGGAGGGTCGGAAGATGACGCAGGTAGATAGGAAGCACTTGAAGGGGATTACGTTCAGGGGGGCGATAAGTAAAGAAGTTGAAGTAAACGGCAAAAAGAGGCTGAAATGGACCGCGTTTGAGCGGGACATGACGCCGGATGACGTGCTGTCATTTGTTGACAAGGGAAGCAATGTGGTGATTGTCGGCAAGGACGGAAGAAAGCACATCGTCAATAAATCGGAGGCAAAAGCGGAAGCAAAACAGGAAGTGAAATAGCATGGAGCGCGGGCGGGGAGCGAAAAGCAAAGAGCATGGAGCGAGGAGCGGGGAGTCTTTTACTCACTGCCCCCTGCCCCCTGCTCCCTGCCTCTTCCCCCTGCCCCCTGCTCCCTGCCATGAAGGCAAGGAGGATGACCGGTGCCGGAAATCGATTTGATGCAATCTTTGGGGAAGCTGTTGGCGGCATCCGGGGTCCCGGAGGATGCGGACTACGGGTACAAGTGGCGGGTGCAGGTGGTGGAGCACGGACGTCGCGCGATCCCCTGGTGGCCGCCATCGCCCTGTACGACGGGGCCAAGGTGTTCGCCTTAAACGAGAGCCAGCACATGTCGCCGCAAAAGCCGTTCGGAAAGTCGGTCCGCGAGATCGTGGGCTGGCTCAAGAACCCGGTGGATACGGGGTCCGGCATCGAGGCGGACTTTTTTATACTTAAATCCGCCAAATGGCTGCGGGACGGCCTGGTGGACAGTCACGAGCGGGGCATGCCCACGCTGTTCGGGCTTTCGCACGACGTGACGGCCAGGGCGGCCTACAAGACGGTGGCGGGCAAGCGGGTGAAGGAACCTGTGGAAATCACAGCGGTGGAGGTCGACGTGGTGTACGACCCCACCAACAACGGAAAATTTCTAAGACTGGCCGCGGCTGGTGCGGCAGGAAAGGAGCACGCGATGAAGGAGAAATTGCTCGCCGCGCTGCAAAAGGCGCGGCCCGATCTGTTTGCGCAGGTCGATCAGGAAAAGATCACGGAGGACGAGCTGGTGGAGATGCTGGCGGCGAAAGAGCAGGGAGCAGGGGGCAAAGAGCAGGGAGCGGGGAGCGGGGAGCAGGGAGGAAAGGGCGATCAGGACCTGGAGACCCGGATACAGGCGGCGGTGGACAGGGCCGTTAAGGGGATGACGCCCGCTGCGGATCCGCAAGCGGCCGAGGCTTTGAAACAGGCCCGGCTGGTGGCTGCGTCCATGACCCTGCGCGACGAGCTGGCAGGGAGCAAACTTCCGGAACCGGCGCAGAAGAAGCTCCGCAAGCGATTCGAGAATCAGGTTTACGACATCGAAATGCTGCGGGCAGCCATCAAGGACGAGAAGGAGATGATCGACGAGCTGACCGGATCCGGCAACGTGCACGACGCCGGGCATATCCGGGCCGGCCGCGACTCCCAGGAGAAGATCCAGGCCGCATGCGACCGGATGTTCGGGGTGACCGTGGACGATGCGTTTAAGGACATCGTGGCCTTCAAATCCCTCCGGGCCGCATACGTGGAGCTGACCGGCGACGCGGAAGTGCGGGGCTACGTGGACCCGGCCACGTTCCAGCGGATGCAGGCGGCCTATGGCACGGCCACCTTCAGCTACGTGCTGGGCAACACCCTTTACCGGCGCATGTGCCAGGACTACCGGGAGATCCCGGATTACGGCGTGAGCCGCCTGGTGGGGCCGAATATCCGCAATGCCAGGGACTTCCGCACGATGGAGAGCGTGCGAATCGGGTACTACGGCGACCTGCCGGACGTGTCCACCGAGACCGAGGATTACCCGGATCTGGCCGAGCTGTCGGACGAGGAGATCTCCTATGCCCTGAACCAGAAGGGCGGGATCGTGACCATCACCCGGGTGATGATCATCAACGACGACATGCGGGCCGTGCAGAAGATCATCAACCGGCTCCCCAGGGCCGCACGCAGGACCCTGGCCAAACGGTGCTGGTCCAAGTTTATCGACAACGACGACTACAAGGGCGACTCCGTCCCGCGGCTCATGCCCGGACAGGGCACCATCGTCGGCGTCGGTGCG